TTGCCATTTATATACAGTTGCACTTGTTGTTGCAGGCGAATCTAAATAATAATGTGATTCTCTGGCAACGGTATACGCTACGGCATCACTAGCACCGAGTCCTTGACCAAATGCCCACCATGCTTCTGTTTTGATAGTTGTACTACCTCGTAAAAGTTTAGCTCCAATTTTATCATTTGAAGCATTATCAAAAGTGAGACTTGACAATACTAATATTTTACTTGTTGAGTATTTTGGTGTAATTGTTGCTGTCACATTCGCATCAATATAACTAGTTGAATTAATTGTTGTACTTGTTGATGCGTTTGCAAAAACAGTTTGCAAAACTGTACCAGCAGGAAGTTTTACATTTGAGGCTGTGGTCTTACCCTGTATGGTGTCTACTGAGAGTGTACTCATTGGGCAATCTCCTGTAAAACTATTTTTATTGTATTACTATGCCGTGCCAATGATTGGCTCCCATGATCTGGAGTAACAACAAGAGATATGTAATGTGTGTCTGTTGATGTGCAAGTAAATGTTCCAAAGTCGTGTCCACTTATACTCTTAACATCATCTGCTCCTGTGCCTGCCATTCTTTCCATAACATAAATTACATTTGTATTAGATGATGGAGTTGAACTTGTTCCAATGTTAACATTACATTGAGTAGAACCCCCTGATGTGTTTGTGCAATTTGGTATTTCTAGCCATACTGCAAATTTGCTTCCTGATGCCCTTGGTGTAAATGTGCTGTTGATTATAGTGTTTGCATTTGTGTTACCTACTGATGTTTCACTCGCAGTAAATTGAAGCGTCTGCACCACATACTTATTTATGCCATCTGCCGTCTGTCCTCGTAAGTTGTCTACTCTTAATGTACTCATGGCAATGCCTCATCGTGTGCTTTAATTTTAGCTGCAATCCAAGCATCAGTAGGCTTAGTAGTGTCTGTATCTTCCCAAACAAGAACATCATCTGCAAAATGATACTTTGCATTAGGGTATTCTTTTTTTAAAATCATGCTTGATGTTGCTTTTAAATCCTCTTTAGTTACTGTTTCCATTATCCTATCCTATAAAATTTAGCTCCAAAACCACCATTCCTAACCCAGTAATTACTGCTAGTTCCGTACTCAGTACATTGCCAAGTAGCGTGCAATGTTGTTGTAGATCCTAATGTAAACTTACCATTTCCAATTGAACTAGATGAGCAATTATAGGAGTTGCTTGCGTTACCCCACTTAGGAGAAATAATCCATTCATTAGAAAGATCTTCTCCACCTGCAGTTGTTCCTATTCTATTCATGACGTAGTAAACTCCGACTGAATTAGCGTTTCCGTGGTTTTCAAAAAACGCGCCATAACACTTTATTAAAGGTAGCCAAGTTCCAGCAGCAAGGCTAAACGTGTAAGCATAAGATGTGTTGACAGATTTATTGGCGCTACCATCACCCCAAGTAAACTCTACTTCCTCTAAAATTTTTAGTCCACCTACTCTAAACTCTGAAGCTTGTATAGGATTTGTTGATGACAAGTTTCCACTTGAATCAATTGTTGCGGCAGTAGTGCCATTTGTATGCTTTATGTTTTGTACTAATAAGTTGCTCATATCACTGCCAAATTGCCTCCCGAGTTTACGGTAACGGTAATACCACTACCTATGGTCACAGGTCCTGTAACATTAGCATTCTCAGTAGAGTCTATAGTTGTATTAGCATCTATAGTCTGAGCATTAATTCTAAATATACCACCATTTTTAAAGTGACCTTTGTTAGCATCTGGAACAGCAATGCTAGCTTCCGATAATCCTAAATAGTTTACAAATATATTTGCTGTACCTGATGATGGGGCTGCTGTAAATGTTAATGTAGTTCCGTCAGGTATACTATACGCTGTTGTGTCTTGAACAACCCCATCTACCGATACCAGCACGTCTTGTACACTCGACACAGTTCTATTAAGAGTAAATGTAGTATCACTCCCATCCCCGTTAAATCGCTGTACGTCTGGTATATTCTGATAGGTTGTTGCTGCTTGATTTCCTATAAGTGCCATTATGGTGTTATCTCCATTATGCTTAGAGCTGCATCTATCTTAGCTGCCACAGAACAGTCTACCTTCATTACATCAGTACCTTGTATAACAACTTTGTTACCAGCAAGAACTTCTAAAGAGCTTCCTGCGGGTACCGGTACATTGTGTAATAAACTTATATTTTCGTTTGTTTCTGTATCACTTGTATTACTTTCTAACGTTACGCTAACTGTTACTTGTGATGTATGTTTGTTACACAAAATTAATCCAAGAACAATAGCTTTATGTGTACCAGCAGCTCCTGGACCTGTATACAAAGTTAACGGAGTACCTGCCGATGCAGGCATAGCCGCATTTGTTTTTAATTTAAATATGTTTGCCATAGTTTCTCCCTATCCTAATGCAATAGCTAATGCTGTGGCTTCATCTGCAGCAGATGCAGCTGTAGTTCCACCTATGTCTGTTAGTACCTCTGATGAAGAACGTCCTTCTACTTTTGTACCATTTATTCTTAAAAAGTCGTCATCAGCTACGCCTGTAGTAAACTCTGCTACATTACCATTCCCAATGCCTTTTGTGTTAGCAGCTACTTCAACCCATGCAGATCCATTATAATATTTAAGCACGTTTGCTGTAGAGTTATATGCTAAGTCTCCCTCATCTAAACTAGAACTAGGATCAGAAGAAGCTATTCTATATCTATCAGCAAAGTTATTAACATTTGTTATATTACTTGCTACTGTAGTAATGTTGCTGTTAGCTCCGGCTACAGTGTTTATGTTTGTGTTGTTATTAGCGACGGTTGTTACGTTACTAGCTATTCCTGCAACGGTAGTTACATTACTGGCTACTCCAGCTACAGTAGTAACATTAGCCTTTACTCCTTCTACTGCGTTTAAATCAGCTACAAAATCTGAGGTTGCAAGCTGGTTTAAGTCACTAACTATATCAGAAGTTCCAAGAGTATTTAAGTCAGCTACAAAATCACTAGTAATCAATGAAGCTTTAGCTGCAACAGCTGTTACATCACTAGATATTCCGGCAACTGTAGTTACATTTGCTTGTATTCCGCTTACAGTATTAATATGTCCTTGATTAGTAGTCGTTGGAGTAGTTCTTACCCATGTAGTATTACCTAAATCGTACACTAACATTACGTTATCAGTTGTATTGAAGTACAACGCGCCATCTAGTAGCGTTGCTCCATCGTTATCGACTGACGGATTACTACTTTTTGCGCCTAAATACCTGTCATCAAAGCTATCATAACTAGCAGCAGCAGCGGTTGCGCTATTTGCCGCGGCTGTGGCTGAGTTTGATGAGTTAGTTGCTTGAGTTGATGCCGTAGTTGCGCTAGTAGACGCATTAGTAGCGCTTGTATTAGCTGCAGACGCGCTAGAAAGCGCTGAGTTTGCTTGTGTTGTGGCGTTTGTGGCCTGAGTTGACGCTGTAGACGCTGAAGCTGCTGCATTTGTTGCACTAGTTCCTGCATTTGTCTCACTTGTAGCAGCGTTTGTCGCGTTTGTGTTAACAGAAGACACAGCATTGCTAGCTGTTGTGGCACTACCGGATGCTGCTGTGGCGCTTGAAGCTGCTGCAGTTGCAGAAGTAGCTGCTGCAGTTGCAGAGGTTGCCGCTTCTGTGGCTTTTGTTGTTGCTGTGGCTGCCTGTGTAGTCGCTGTAGCTGCTTGAGTAGTAGCTGTAGTAGCGGAAGTCTGTGCTGAAGCAACGTCTGCTGCCACAAGATCGGGTATACCATCAATTTTTGAGTCAGTAAATAAACCACCTTTAGCTGCATTGTCTGTAGCTCCTGTAAACTGACCTGCTCGTGCTGCTGTTGTCATTATATTAACCCTCTTCCGTTAAAATTTATTTGTACATTACCACCAGAAGAATTACGCTTAGCATCTTCGTCATTAAGTTCTTGAATTTCACCATCAAACATTATTTTGTATTTAGCTGCTTGTTCATCATCACCAACGAAAGCAAATATTTCTACTAAAGCTCCATATAATAATATTTTTTCATTTTCATCTCGTAACCAGTTAGGTACTTCTGTACCTATATAGTTTGCTGTGTTAGTGCCTGCACCATCTGCAGCGGCTGTTGCTTCTGTAGATGTGAGATACGCATCAGTTGTATTACCATTTACAAAATGTAATGCTGTAGTACCACCAGATGTAGTTAAAAACCCTGCTTTATAGTTTAATACTGTTACTGCATATTTAGCATCTAGCGCTGGTAAACGTCTATAATATAACATTTCAATAGCATTACCTGCATTACTATTAGTATTTTCCCCAAATGCAGGACTTAAATACATAACATTACGTTCGCGAGTAAAGTAATTATTTGCAGTATATTTTTCAGCAGAAGGATCATTAAATGTTCTTACATCTAGTTTTTCGTTCCATACTCTAGTAGGTAATCCTGCAGAGTCTATCTCTTTTATTTGTATAATTTCTATTAAGTCAAAAGGTATTTTTAATTCAGTTCGGCTTAACCTAGTAGAAGTGCTAGTAGTTGACGCAGCTTCTAATAAAGACTTTTCATATTCAGCTACGTTTTCTAAAGGAGGCACTCTTAATTTTCTATAAGCTTTATCAGCTGCGTACCTTAATGAATCTTTTATTTGATCGTCACTAACAACCTCTTCATCTCTGTTACACCAACTGCGAACTAAAGCAACAAGTTGAGCGTATGTCATGATACCCTCCTATGTATTAATTAATAGATGAGGGTATTCTTGCTTTAAAATTACTTTTAATTTTTTCATTTTGTCAGTATCTTGCATAAAGGTCTGATCGTGTAAGTCAATACCCCAATCTTCTTTTATTTTAAGAGCAACTATATCTGGTATAGTCGCCATCTTACGAAATCCTTTATACTTAGTTCTGCCAAAATAGTTTTGCTTATCCCTATCTAATTTTGCGCTATCAATATATTGTGATACGTCTTGCACTGCTTGCCATTGGCCTGTTTGTAAATCAAACCCTGCTTTTATAGATTTTTTAGGATCAACAGTAGCGCTACTAAAATCAAATTCGTATTGTTTAACCATTAGTTACTCCTAAGTTGCGGGTTCTGATATAGCAACAAATCTACCTGACTTACCTAAATAACCAAGCTCATCTCCGGCTGTTGCTGCTGCTGGGTTTGCATTAGTTGCTACTGATGCTGCATTAGGAGTAAAGTGAGTTAACTTGTACCCGCCTCCTGTGGCTTCTGCCATTCTAAAAACTGATCTATCTACTGGGTAGATGTTTCCGTTTGCTCCTCTTATAACGTACATTATTCCCTCCGTTATTAATATTTATATCTTGGTTGTTTAGGGGGTTCTGTAAACCCTAGCATTGAACCAAGTCTATCTAAAAAACTTAACTTACGTATATTCGTTGGCGTTCTTGGAACACCTAACTCTTCTAATCTTTTTAAAGCTAAATTTTCTATAGCTTTTATTGCTTCAGCATTACTTCCTTCTGGTATATTTACATTTTCATATTCTAATAAATCAGCTGTTTTGCTATCACCTACCTCTCCAGGATATAAAAAATCTTCATAACCAGTACTTCTATCATCTAGTATATCTAAAGGAGCTAAGTTCCTATGTCTCGCAGCAGCTGTAAAATCAGTATACTCCATTTCTTTAAGCATTGCTTTTTGTTGATCGTTCATTCCTCCAAACTTAAGCATACGATCTATATATTTATCGTTTTCTTTTTCATATTCTTTTTTAGTAATTTCTTTATTTATGTATTTATTCCATATATCGTTGTGCGTATCAAAGCCCATTTCAATCAAGGTTTGTTTAGCAGCATCTTCAGCTTTAGCATAATCAGCTTTTAAAGAAGTAATTAAGTTTTGTACGTTTTGTACATCAAAACCTAGCTCAGTAGTTGGATCATAAAAAGGCCCTTGTTCAGGAACAAACTTATCTCTTTTACCAGTAATTATAACTTCTCTTCTTCTTGGATCATATGCACTTTTATAACCATGACTTGCTAACCACATTTGTTCGTTTACTATATCTGGACGATCAGCTGTACCGTAAGTAAAAGGACCACTTTTACTTGTATCTAAGTTAGGGGCTTGAGCAAAATTAAGAGGGCCAAAAAGATAATCATCTGCATAATGATCTAACTCGTGTCTAAGTGTAGACCACCACGGCGGTTTTGCATAAATATCTTTAATATTATTTTTTCTAAGCGATTCTCTCATATTAGAATCTTGCGCCATTGGGTCTCCTAAGAAATCAGTTTCTACAGGGTTTACAGTAATACCTTGTAAATACTGATCGTTTAATACTCCTACAGGTCTCCAGTTATAACTACCATAGTTACCATCCTTTCCCATATTATTTTTTGGATCAACATCTTGAAACGCATTAAAATCTATTAACTGACCGTAATCTCCTCCAGTTCTTTTTTCTATATCATGAAGAGCTAGTATTGCTCTAGGACTAGTATTAACGTATTTATCAATATCGGCTCTAAACTCTACGTCTCCTAACCCACGATGATGATAAGGCACAGTTCTTTTATAGTTTTCAACCATAGCTTTCTTTTCATCTATGGTCATAAGTTCTAGTGGTTTAGCTAAAGGAGCTGGTACACGTAATTCCATAACTTACTCCATCAAAAAAATTGGGGAGGCTATTAAACCTCCCCAAAAAAGTCTTATGAAAGACCGTAAATAGCTCCACAACCTTTTGGGTTACGCACTTCAAGAGTGCACTCTTCAACCATCATTCCGACAGTTGAGTCACCCTTCTGCCCTACATCAACCTCTTGTAGAGATCGTAGATAGGCAGTTGAGAACCACATTGGATCGTAGATATAAGCTGCAAAGTCAGCCATGTCAGGTCGTCCGCCACTTGTGAAGTAATTAGTCGCGTGACCATCACCTAGGATAGCAGTATGAACATTGCTTAATCCCATGATGTAGTTAGGCACAACCATAACGTCACCAAAGTCAGACATGTACACATCCACAGATTGTCGTAGCTTACCGCTTTCGCCAATCTCTCTTTTAACGCCGGTATCAGATACCATTAGATCAGAGAAATCTCTACGGATTTTTGGTGAAACCATAACTTTAGTAGCTTTACCACCTTCCTCGTAGATTTTCTGCATAACCTGATC